CTGCAGGGTTGTAGAAGGCATGACAGACAAAGAGCAGATGTCAACGATGCTGGAAGAAAATATGCAGCGTAATGATCTGACGATTTGGGAACAGGCCCAGGGATTTCAGATGATGCTTGACTTGGGAGAAACAGAGGACACAATCGCTGAAAAGACCGGCTTTAGCAAGAAAACAATCAGACACCGCTTGAATATCGCAAAACTGGATTCCAAGACGCTGATGGAGAAAGAGAGACAGGACGGCTACCAGCTGTCGCTTACGGATTTGTACGAACTGGAAAAGATCAAGGACGTAAAGACCAGGGATAAGATTTTGAAGGATTCCACAGATTCGAGAGATTTGGCAAGAAGAGCAATCAATGCTCAGAAAGAGCAGAAACGCCAGGAAAACATGAAGCTGTACGTGGCGATGATGAAGAAACTGGGATTAAAGAAAGCTCCGAAGGAAGCGGATAGCGAGTTTTACACGGATAAGTGGGAACGTTTGAAGGACTACAGCCTCGACAAGGAGCCACCTAAGACGATGAAGTTCGAGGATAATGGCGAGCCGATGTTTTACCTTGAAAGATACGGAACATTGTACGTGATCCGTAAGAAAAAGAAAGAAAAGCAGGCACTTACACCAGCGCAGGAAGCGGAAAGACAGAATAAGCGCAACAAGAAGCAGATCAAGGCAATTCTGAAAGAAGCGGCCAACACGAGGAAGGCGTTCATTGAGGGCATTTTATCTGGCAGAATTAAGAAGGTTACGAATGAAGAAAAAGTTGTTGCAGAACTTTTCGAGCAGATGATGAGCTGGGAGACATTCACAGGTCATAACACATTGAAGGAGTTTTTCCTGGGAGACAAGTGCTACAACGCTCAGAAAGAAGATATAGAAGCTGCAGAGAAGAAAATGGAAGGACTCAGCGTACTCCATAAACTGCTTTGCATGGTATCGGCAATGGTTGCTGATGCAGATTTGGTTGAGTGGAATTACACATACAACACGGTCAGAGGCAAGAGGGTAAAGGCATTCTACGGAATACTAGAACAGTACGGCTTCCAGTTCCCTAACGATGAAGAGAAAAGCGTGGTCGAAGGAACCAGCGACTTGTATGTAAAGAAGGAGTGTTAGCGATGCAGGAATGCGAGGGATTTATAAAAGACGCCGATTGCACCAAAGACACGCCGCTTATGTATGGGGAACTAGATATACCGATATATGGTACCGGCAAAAGGATAATTCCGAGAGTTGAAGGCAGGAGAGACTCTTCCCACTTCGAGAAGATTTTCCTGCCGGAACTGTTACCGCTTGAGGAGTACGACCTGGTTGCAATACTTCTTTCCGGAGGAAAAGATAGCATAGCCTGCTATTACAAACTGCTGGAACTCGGGGTACCAAAAGAGCGGATGGAGTTTTGGCACCATGATATTGACGGTGGAAACCCGGAGAGAAAAATGGACTGGAAATGCACACAGAATTATGTGAAATCATTTGCAGAAGCAGAAGGAGTAAAGCTGAGACTTTCGTGGAGGGTTAATGGATTTTTCGGGGAACTGTATAGAATCGGCGCAAGCGAACCGGTTGAATGGCTTGATCCGGATACCGGAGAAGTAAGGCAATGCCGATTGTCGAGAAATTATCTACAATGCCAGGAAATTAAAGAAAAAGCCACGGAAGATATGGAAGCAGAACTGAAAAAGCTGGGTTATAGAATGAAATTCCCTGCTAAAACAGGAGATTTGAGCAGGAGATGGTGCAGTGCATATTTGAAAATTATGGTTGCAGACACGGTGATGTCAAACCTTAGCCGGCTGCAGGAGTTAGAACAGCTTGGAGGGAAAAGACATAAATTTCCGGCAAAAGGCGGTACCCACCAGGGGCGTTGGTGCAGCGGAAATCTAAAGGCGGCAGTCCAGGACAGTGTAACATCGAACCTGGAACAGACAAAGGAAAATGTAAAGATTTTAGTCATCTCCGGAGAACGACGAGGCGAGTCAAAAGGACGCTCAAAGTATAACGAAATAGAAATACACAGGACAAACGCACCGGCAAAAGCACATAGAATAGTGCATCAATGGCGGCCGGTGATCGACTATTCAGAAAGAGATATATGGGAAGTTCTAAAGAGACACAACGTCAATCCGCATCCTTGCTACAGAGCGGGATGGAATAGATGCAGCTGTGCGATGTGCATATTCTCTACTCCGAAACTGTTTGCGGGAATAAAGGAGATATATCCGGAAGAATTTGAGGCATTAAAGAGAGATGAAGAGATACTTGGCTTCACGCTGGATAACAAATGCGACTTAGAAACATTCGTCGGAGATGCGGAGTCATGTGTATATCACGGAGATTTCGAGGCATTGAGGAGTTTGATTACCGGAGAATTTACAATCGATGATGTGTATGTGAAGGGAAGATGGATGTACCCGGCGGGAGCATTTCATGGAGCGGAAGGAGGACCGTGTTAGGATGGAAAAGAATAAAAGACCGGAGATCACGGCGATATTGTCACTCTCAATCCAGCGGCATATCTGCCCGAACAACGATCCGAGAATTTACTGGGCCAGGGAAGTGACTTTCGACTACGCCACCACGAATGCGGTGCGGGTGGATTTTATGAAATTCAAGCCGGTAAACAATACGGTGTCCGGCATAGAGAAGGGAGACTTCTACTGCTACGAGGTTAAGTCCTCGGTAGAGGATTTTCACTCGAAGAACGGTCACAACTTCCTGGGAGACTACAATTACTACGTGATGCCGGAGGAAGTGTACGAGCAGATCAAGAAAGAAATCCCATACCAGGTAGGCGTGTATGTTCCGGACGGAATGAATTACCGGGGTGAGTGGTACGACCTTAAAGCAATCAAGAAGGCAAAGAGGAAAGATAGAAGCAGGCCAGTATCGGAAATGCTATTGATGATGTTCCGGTCTGCAGCACGAGATAGAAAGAAGGCGTTGAGCGATGGATATTAAAAACAAAAACGAATTAAAGAGAAGGATAGACCTGTTCTTGCATGACTTCACGCCGGAAGAATATAAAATCAACGAAGAGTTTTGCAAGGAAACCATGAGAATGATGGCTGATTTTATCGGCCACGTAGATAACAGACTGGATTCAGCGAATGCCAAAATTATTGCCGGAAGGAAGAGAGAAAACGAACTGGCAGAATACATCCTCAAAGAGTGTCATTTCTGCCCGATCCCGGTTGAAGTTAAATGCCAGTATGGTTTCAGAGAGAACGGATGTAAGAAGTGTTTATTGAAACACACGGATTTACTGGATAAGCCAAGAGAGGATTGACGTATGGTAGTGAATGCAAAATGCAATGCCTGCAAAGAAACCACAAAATATGTGGCGGGGTTCTTTGACGGACCAAAGGACAGGCATGGATGCCTGTTTGATTGCAAAAATGAGCAGTGCGAGATTTATCAAGTGAAGAGATTTACAGAGTCAGAGGCAGTCAAGGAAAGAATTAAGATTCAGAACTTGAACAGTCAGAAGGGAATGTATGCAGGCTATATTGCAGCGCTGAGGAAAGATGCCAAAATAACAATGATGAAAATGTCACAGATTGCCGGATGTAGTCCGGCAGAGTACAGTTCCTACGAGCATGAGCGGAAAGAGTTTGATCCGGAAATATACCGAAAATGCGAAAAATATCTGAAAGAGAAGGAAGGTGGAGGGCGATGCTGACGTTGCCAATAAAAAAGAAGTGGTTTGATATGATCGTCTCCGGAGAAAAGAAAGAGGAGTATAGAGAAATCAAGCCGTATTACGACAGCCGGTTTATGAATGCGTTCGGTTTTCTCCTGGTAGGCGGACAGATGGCATATGGAGAGGCGGTAACGGAAGAAATCCGGAAGCCGTGGCCGGTACCTGTAGTATTCAGAAATGGATACTCGAAGGGTTCGCCGGAAGTCGTTTGCAAATGCACCCTGCATTTTGGAAAAGGTAAGCTGGAGTGGGGTGCGGAACCCGGTGTATTATATTATGTGCTGAAAATAGAAAAAGTGGAGGAGGTAAGAAATCATGTGTTACTGGGATGATGGAGATTATTTTGAGCCAGGCGAATTTGACGAGAAAATCGAAGAGTTAAAGAATGAGCTTAGAGAATCGGTAAAAAAGGAAATCAACGATGAAATCGAGAAACTGCGCAAAGAGAATAAGGAACTGCAGGGCATTAAGAGAAACTTCGAGTCGGTGAAGAAAGACTTTGAGAGAAAGAAAGACGAGTGCGACAGGGCGATACGGAATGCAGAAAGCAAAGCCAAGCAAGCCAGGTTGAAAGAGTTAATGGAACATTTCAAGGTTACTCTTTGGGCGGTAAGCTGGGACTATCGGTATAAAAAGAAATGCGATAAGTGCGATAAAAACAGAAGAATCCAGGTAGTATTGCCGTCCGGGAAAACCGTGGACGATGAGTGCAGCTGCAGAGTGAATAAGAAGGTGTATTACCCAAAAGAGAATGTGCTATACGAATTAAGCGAGAGAAACAGAGAGTTCATGGCGTGGTACATGGCGAAAGGAGACAGAGGAGAAGAGTATTTTGTTGGAGGTCCCCGCACTGAATATGCGAAGGTAGTAGTGGATCACAATAAGGATTTCAAAGAAATAGAGACAGAAGAACTAAGAAAAGTATTCTTCACAACGAAGGAAGAGTGCCAGGCATTTTGCGATTATATCAATGGCACAGAAGTTTTGGGGTACGATTACAATGTTGAAGGTCAGCTGGTTGCACAAAGAGAGGAGACGGAGTAGATGAACAAGGTAATTTTAATGGGGCGCCTTACACGTGATCCGGAGGTTAGATATTCCCAGGGAGAGCAGGCTACAGCAGTAGCTCGCTACACCCTGGCAGTAGATAGAAGAGGAAGAAACCAGGAGAACTCAGCAGATTTCATTGCGTGCGTTGCGTTTGGCAAGGCGGCTGAATTTGCTGAGAGATATTTGCATAAGGGAACGAAGATTGTACTAACCGGAAGAATACAAACCGGAAGCTATACCAATAAGGACGGTCAGCGAGTATATACGACCGACATTGTTGCGGAGGACCAGGAGTTCGCTGAGAGTAAAAACACAGAGAGTAGTAACGCAGGAGGCTATAACACACAGCCTGTACCGGCGCCACAGTCGGGGAATGATGGATTTATGCCTGCAGGAGACGACAGCGAGCGACCGTTTGTATAGGAGGGCGAAGGATGAAACAGTACACATTGAACAGAAAAACATACAAGGATGTTAAGAGAATGGATCATCAGCAGTTGGATGCATTCTGCAAGAATTTATACAAGGCAGGCCATGCGGACGGTATGAAAGATGCGGAAGGCTTAACTGAGGATGAAGTGAGAGAAGTTATCCTGGGCGTGAAGGGCATCGGGCCAAAGAAGGCAGAGGATATTGTGAGCGCTCTGACTGCAGCACAGAAAGAAAGGAGTTAGTTGACAAATGGATAAGAGTAAAGTATATTTAGAAGTACCGGAGTTCACTGGCGAAAATGTACCGGTGGCAGTAGCGGCAAGAGTAATGAAAAAGGATCAGCAGTTTATACGCCAGGGCATTATCCTTGGATTTCTGAAATTCGGAGTTGCTTTCAAGAAGGAAGGGAGCAGCCAGTACGATTACTACATTTCCCCGATGAAGTTTTGGGAAGAGACAGGTTTTGTGTATGCCGGAGAGGAATGCTAAATAAGCCGTGAGAAGTGCTGAATAGGTATAAAAATTGATGAATAGGAAACATACAGGTAACAAAAACGCCAGCGGATGCGATAAATACGTGCATTACTGTTTCTGTTCAGGAAGCTGCTGACGCTGGTAAATTCTAATAAACCATAAATAAACTTTAGTGTTTTGGGAGTCCTCAGAGTTTTTGAGGGCTCTCTTTTTGAAATTCAGATAGGAGACAAAACAATGAGCAAAAAACTTGTCGTATTTTTTCCGGGAATAGGTTACCACAATGACAAACCATTACTTTATTACAGCAGAAAACTTGCAGCAGAAGCAGGTTTTCAGTGCGTGAGAGTAGATTACAATGGATTTGCGTCAGGAATTAAAGGCAATGCTGACAAAATGAGAGAAGCCCTTGAAACAGCATATTCACAGACAGAGCTTATATTATCGGATATTGACTGGAAATCTTATGAGGATATAATTTTCATTTCAAAGAGTATAGGAACAGTAGTCGCCGCTCGTTATGCAAAAGAATATGATATAACCTGCAGAAATATC